GAACTTCTTAAAGTAATTGAATTAAACTATATTTAGATGGCAAATGAGAAGGTAGGTATAACGATATCGGTAGACTCAGGCAATGCGAGTAAAAGCGTTGATGAGTTAGGTAAAAAGATAGATAGTGCAGGTAAGAGTGCTAAAGATGCAGGTAAAGAGGCGAAACAGGCAGCAGGTGCATTCGGGTCAATAGGTAATGCAATCAAAACTCTTGGAGTCATCAATGTAGTTAACAAGGGGTTTGAGTTCTTTCAGCAAGTACTTGGAAAGAATCAAAAGGTAGCAGATTTACTTAGTACATCAATGAACTTCCTGAGTGGAGTTTTTTCTGATTTAATATCTTTCTTTGTAGACAATACAGATAAGGTAGTTGACTTCTTTAAGGAAATATTTGAGAATCCTAAAAAATTAGTTACTGATTTAGCAACTGCAATCAAGAATAACCTACTTGAAAGAGTTAATTCTGCTATTGAGGCATTCGGTTTATTGGGGCAGACATTAAAGAACATATTCACTGGTGACTTTGATGCAGCAGCAGAATCAGCAAAACTCTTTGGAAAGGAGATGCTTGATGTTGCAACAGGGGTAGATGATGCCTTTGATAAGACTGCAACTGCACTTACTGACTTAACAAATGCAGCAGGGGATTACTTCTCTAAGAAGTTAGACCAAGCAAAAGCACTTACCAAGGCAACAAATAATGCAGTATTAGCGGAGGCATCTTTATTGAATGCAGTAAAGGAAACAGAAATTGCTGCGGAAAAGTTAAGACAAACAAGAGACAATGAGTTAATAAATATTGAAGAAAGGATTAAGGCAAATAAAGATTTAGGTAAAGTATTAGAAACAGGAAAGCAACAGGAATTAGATTTAATAAACACAAGGATTGATAAAGTAAATAATGAAATCGCATTAACTGGCAAAAGAGTTGAACTTGATGCTGAAATAATAAGACTACAAGGTGAGAAAAAAGATGTAGAGGAAAAGTACACCGCTTTTGCATCTGAACAGTTAGTAAATCAAAACTCCTTACTTAGGGAGCAAGTTGACATAAACAAGTCAATCAGTGAGAGTAATAACAAGATTGCGTTAGACCAAAGGAAAGCAAGTGCTGAACTCATACAAGATGAGGTAGAAAGGTTAGAGGCAAAGAGGCAGATATTTGAAGAAGAGGCAGAACTTGAACTGATAAGGTTACAGACTAACATTAATAACACGGCAGCAGGAACGGCTGCAAGGGCAGAGGCAGAAATTGCTTTTGCTCAGAAAAAAAGTGAAATAGAGATTCAGATTGCTGCATCTGATAGTGAGATACAGACTAAAAAATTAGAAAAAGAGACTGAGTTTTATACTAAGTTAAAAGAACTTTACCAATCCGATAGGGATGCGTTTAAAGAGTTGCAAGATGCAAAGACAAACCTTGCAGTACAAGGATTAAATACTTTAGCATCATTGGTTGGAGAGAATGAAAAGTTAGCAAACATAATTTTTGCCATACAGAAGGCAATTGAAATAGGAAAGATATTTACTTCAACAAGTTCTGCGATAACTCAAGTTGCTGCACAAACTGCTGCAATTCCTGCCATTCTTCCACCAGGTATTCCAAATCCTGCTTTTGCAATTGCAAGTGCGATAGGTGCTAAGAAGATAGCAGGTTTAAAAATTAACGCTGCTGCACAGATTGCAGGTATTGTGGGAAGTACAATATCTAAGTTCAAAAGTGGGTCATCTGAGCAACCTAAAACACCATCAACAGATGGAGGAGGTGCTGCACCTATTTCACCTAATTCACTATTTCAAACGGCAAGTGTAACAAGGTTGGACCAACAAAGTATCAATCAACTTGGGTCTGCTACCAATAGGGCATACGTTGTGGAATCTGACATTACTAACCAACAAGAAAAGATAGTAAGAATAAACCGAGCAGCAAGACTTGGATAACATAAACAATAAAAAAAGTAACAATGGAAAAGAATATTCCAATATTTAATCTTGAAATCACAAATGACCTTGAAGATGATGTGGAAGTAGACGTAATAAGTTTGGTTGACAGACCTGCCATAGAGCGGTCCTTCCTTGCCTTCAATGAAGATGAGTTTGCGGAATCCTACACAGACTATCCCGAAAGTGCAAAGAATAACGCACAAAGGGCATTGGATTGGGTAGAAAAGCACGGATGGGGTTCTTGTGGTGAGGCAACTGGTAAGATTCGTGCTAACCAAATCGCAAAGGGTGAACCGATTACAAGGGAAACAATTGCAAGGATTAGCGGATTCAAGAGGCATCAACAGAATAAAGATGTCCCATATTCAGAAGGATGCGGTGGTCTGATGTGGGATGCATGGGGAGGCACTTCCATGATGGAGTGGGCAAGTAATAAACTGAAGGAGATTGATAAACAAAAGTTTGTCATCCAAGATGAAGAGCAACAAATCATAAGCGGTCCGCTAATGTTAGCAGATACCCCAATTTATCGCAATGACCACAATGGGGAGTATTATGTAGTCTTTACAAAGGAAACGATAAAAAAGATAGCACAACGCTACTTTAAGAAAGGGTATCAAGCAAATGTAAACTTGATGCACGATTCAGGGCAGTATGTTGAAGGTGTGACAATGTTTGAATCTTTTATAAGCGACAAAGTGAGGGGTATCTATCCGATGAAAGGATTTGAGGATGTACCTGATGGGTCTTGGTTCGGTTCGTTCAAGGTAGACAATCCTGAAGTATGGGCAGAGATAAAGGCAGGAAATGTCAGAGGGTTCTCCGTAGAGGGTCAGTTTAATTACAAGAAGACAGGAGATAAAAAGATTGAGCAACTTTGGGAAAATGTCCTTGAAGTGCTATCTAAAGTCAAGTAGCATTTTTTCATAGCATTTGATTGAGGCAGGGTATTTCTATATCTTGCCTTTTTTCTTATATGGTACATTGATTAATGCCTTCTATTTATTACCAAAAGTTATTATGACAACTTTGGAAGCAATTAACAAGATTAAACAAATGTTCACAGACGCAGGTCAACTGCCTGTGGCATCTGCTGAACCTCTCCAGTCTTTTGCGGAATATACTCTGAAGAGTGGAGCGAAGGTTATGATTGATAAGTTTGAAGTCGGTGGTAAGGTTACACTGGTTGACGAGGGTGGTAACGAAGTTCCTGCTCCTGCTGGTGAACATGAACTTGCTGATGGTTCAGTTATTCTTCTTGATGAAAATTCTATCATCACTGAAATCAAAGTCCCTGAGGTAGAACTTCCTGAAGTTCCTGAGGTTGAGATTTCAGTAGAATCTAAGAAGGTAGAAGAGGACATGATGAAGAAGAAGATTGAAGAAATGCAGAAGCAACTTGATGAAATTAAGATGGCATACGATGCCAAATTAGCCTCTCAAGAAGCAAAGTTCAGCAAGGGCATGAGTGATATTTCAGATGTATTGGTTCAACTTTTGAACACACCATCTGCAAATGCAACTGAAGCACCAAAAGAAAAGTTTAATCAGCACATTGAAAAGAAAGAAGATAAAATTAGTCGCTTTCTTGATTTTGCAAAATCTATTAAGTAAAAATTTCTCAAACAATAAAAATTAAATAAAATGAGTTTTTCAGTAGGAACATTGGCAGCCTATACTAAAGAGAACGAGCAACTGCTTGTTGCATCTTCTGTACTTGGTAGCAAAACTGCTTCTTTGATTAAAGAGCAAGGAAACGTGATGGTAGGTGTTAAGTCTGCCGAAACCATCAACATTATGGACACAGATGCAATCTTCCAAGATGGTTCATCTTGCGGATTCAACGCATCAGGTCTGACTTCATTCACACAAAGGACTGTGACTGTTGGTAAAATCAAGGTTAACGAAGCATTGTGTTTGAAAGACCTTGAAGCAAAGTATTTGCAGAAAGCACTTCCTGCAGGTTCTATGTATGATTCAATGATTTATGCAGAAGAATATTCTAAGCGTAAAACAGAGAAAATATCTTCACAACTTGAAAAAGCATTGTGGCAAGGTAACACTGCAAGTGTAGACGTAAACCTCAACAAGTTTCAAGGTTTGATTTCTTTGATTACTGCCGCAGGTGCATCTGTTGTAAATGCAAATAGCGTAGCATATCATGGAGTAGTTGAAACTGCCATCACTGATACCAACGTAGTAAGCATCTTTGATGATATCTACAAGGCAATCCCTGCCCAAGTTGTAGACAAGGATGACATGGCAATCTTCTGCGGTATGGACACTTTTAGAACTTACACTGTGAAGTTGAAGTCTTCTAACTTGTTCCATTACAAATACGATGAGGCTGCTAACGGTCAATTCTTCCTCCCAGGTACAAACGTGCGTGTAATCGCAGTACAAGGTCTTAACGGAACTAATGACATCGTAGCAACAAGGATTTCTAACTTGTTCATCGGAACTGACCTTTTGAACGAAGAGGAAAGATTTGAAATCTTCTACGCTAAAGAAGCAGACCAAGTAAGGTTTGTATCGGAATTCAAAATGGGAATCAACCTGGCATTTCCAGATGAGGTAGTTAAATTCTTTGTTTAAATAATCATTGATGGTGAGGGGTGGCATCCATCCCTTGCCTTCACTTTAAATTTTATAATTATGCCGTGTGCTTTAACTCAAGGATATGTTTTGGATTGTAAAGAATCCATAGGTGGCATCAAAGCGGTTTGGTTCATTCCATTCGCTGATGTTACTGCAATTACAGAAGCATCAGGTGTTGTTACTACTATTACAAAATCAGCAGGAAAGGTTTTTTATAAGTATCAACTTGTAAAGCAAACCTCTTCACTTACTGAGAATATCACTGCCTCTGTTGAGAATGGCACTGTATTCTATGCTCAAGAATTATCAATCATCCTCAATAAACTACAAGCGAACACAAGAAATGAGATTTTGCTTCTTGCAAAAAACAATCTCCTTGCAGTAGTTCAGGATGGTAACGATAAATATTGGTTGCTTGGTAAGGTAAACGGTGCTGATTTAACTGGTGGTAATGGTGCAACTGGTACTGCTTTCGGAGATAGGAATGGTTACACATTGACCTTCACAGGCAATGAACCTGCACTTGCTCCTGAAGTTTCAAGTGCGATAATTGCGGGATTAACCGCGTAAATATGAAGGTTTAGAATGAAGTAAGGGTGTCCATTTCGGATGCCCTTTCTTTTTGGGTAAAAGTCAAAGGATTACCTATTTAGACATAATGATACAACTGACACAAGGGGCAACTGAGTTCATTTACCTAACATTAACGGAGAAGCAGACACTGACTTCACCTAATTATCTTTTCCGTTTTGTCAATAGGACCACACGGGATGAGGTTGTTTTTGTTTTGCTGAATGCTCTTGATGTATCACCTTTCAAGGATAGGTACAACAAGTTTAGTATTAAAGTACCAAAATACTTTGGATTGGGTAACATTGGAGAGTGGTTGTATTATGTCTATGAGCAATCAAGTGCTTATAATGTAGACTATACCCAAGCAACGGGATTACTTGAAGAAGGGATAATGAAACTGTCACCATCAACCACATTTGAGTACACACAACACGAGGTTGACAATACATATATAACAAGATGAATGATTTAGTAATATTAAACTTCCAAGAAGCAAGGCAACCTGAATATAGAGAAAAGAGGGGGAAAGGGTATATTGAGTTTGGTGAAAAGAATGATTACCCAAACTATCTTTTAGCACTTTACAACAAGAGTGCAAAGCATAATGCTATCGTTAAAGGCAAGGTTAATTACATCATCGGAAACGGATGGAAGGCAGATGAGGCAGACCCGATAGCAGAGCAGTTCATTGCTCAACCTAATCAGTTTGAATCTTTAGCAGATTTGACAAGGAAAGTATCTATTGATATTGAGATATTCGGAGGTGCTTACCTTGAGGTGATTTGGTCTGTTACAGGTGGGCAGTTAACAGATGTTCTTCACATTGACTATACTAAAATAAGGTCCAACACGGATAATACACAGTTTTGGTACAAGAAGGATTGGAACGAGAGAAAGGATGAGTTAATACCTATGATGGCATTCAACACAAAAGTCCGTCAAGGTAAGCAAATACTTTACATAAAAGAGTATAGACCAGGTTTGGACACTTATGCTCTTCCAGGTTACATGGGTGCATTGAACTATATTGAATCTGATATAGAAGTCTCACGGCACGTTCTTGGCAATGCTCAAACGGGATTCAGTGCATCCAAACTTATTACCCTTCCAAATGGTGAACCATCACCCGATGAGAAGAGAAACATTGAGAGAAGGTTTACAGATAGGTTTAGTGGTAGTGATGGTAAAAAGTTTATCTTATCCTTTACCACTGACCCTGCAAGGAAACCAATCATAGAAGACTTAGGTGCAAGTGATATCACTAAGGAGGACTTCACAAGGGTTGACTTGATTATACAGAATAATCTTTTCGCAGGTCATCAGATTACCTCACCAAGTCTTTTCGGTATTGCAGAACCTGGTCAGTTGGGAAGCAGAACGCAGATAAGGGATTCTTATGAAATCTTCAAGAACACTTATGTAAACGATAAACAACAGTTCCTTGAATCAATATTCAATCAGTTAGCGGTCCTAAAAGGTGCAACTTCTGAAATTACAATCATACCAGTAGAACCTATCGGATTTGAGTTGAGTGAATCGGCATTGATGCAGATTGCTCCTAAAGAATGGTTATTGGAGAAAGCAGGGATAGATGTTGCAAAATATGCACCAACTGAAGCGGTCCAACCATCAACAAATCAGCAACAGATTGAAACAAATGATAATCTCAAGAATCTAAGCGGTAGACAATACCAACACTTGATGAGGGTGATTAGGCAGTTTTCTCAAGGTAAGATATCCAAAGAGATTGCAGTTACTATGCTCAAGTCGGGTCTTGGGATGACTGACAATGAGGTAAATGCTATGCTTGGCATAGATGATGACCCAATGACAGAAGACTTCAGTTTTTCTGCACTTGATGAGGATACTGTTATAGGCTTATTTAGAGAGGTTGGCGAACCTAAGGCAGATTACAATATCATACAATCAAAGGCGGTTTTTAGCAGTCGGGATGCGTTTGCAGAGGGTGATTTGATAGACAAGACACTTGATAAGCAAATCCTTGCATTAATTGACAAGGATAGGAAGATAAGCATTGATGACATTGCGAAGGCGGTAAGGAAAAGCAGGGAAGTGGTACAAGGGAGATTGAGTTACTTGGTTGAATCGGGTGCGGTAACTTATGACCCAAAGATAGAAGAAAGGAAGCTGACCAAACCATTAAGCAAGTTGGTTGATGATATGGATGTTACCACCTTTGAGGTTAAGTATTCCTACGAGTGGAAACCTATTGTACCAAGTTCACAAAGAGATACACCTGAGCATCCTTCAAGGACCTTTTGCAGAAAGTTGATATCAGAGGAAAGGCTTTGGAGTAGAAGCGGAATTGAGATGCTAAGTGCAAGACTTGGGTATTCAGTCTTTGACAGAGGCGGTGGTTGGTGGGGAGATTCTCCCTCTTGCAGACACGAATGGAGAAGGAACGTAGTAGTTAAAAAGAAAAAATAATGAGCAGAAATATACTTTTTATCTCAGTTGATACGATAAAGGACAGAACAGGTCTTCACGTTAATGTAGACCCTAAATTGGTTTTTCCTGATATCCTTTATGCACAGGATGCCTATATTCTTCCTGCACTTGGAACTGCACTTTATGAGAAGTTGCAAACGGGAATTGAATGCGGTGACTTGAATTGTGATGAAGAAACTTTGCTGAACACCTACATAACACCTTGCCTTGTTTACTATGTTATGAGTGAACTGCCAATGGCATTGTCTTACCAATTCTACAACAAAGGAGTAGTAAGGAAGTCAGGAGATAATCAAACTGAACCGAGTGCATCAGAGTTGGCAGATGTAGCGAATAGGTACGGAGCAAGGGCAGAGTTCTACAAACAAAGGTTAATCAAGTATTTAAAGCAAGAATCTCAAGCGAGTGGGAAATATCCTGAGTACATAAACCCTGGCACTGGTGTTGATACCATCGTTCCCGACAATGATGCCTACACTACTACAATATGGTTGGGGGATTATGACTGCGGAAGGTATAAAACATTTGAAGAAAAGTATCAAGGAGATATAAATCGTTGTTGTGGCGAATAAAACATACACTAAAAAGAACCAAGAGAAACTGCGTGTGTATCTTGAAAAAATAAAAAATGACAACCCTAAACAATCTGATAAAGACAATAGAGGACTTGGGAAATGCCCATCAACAAATCAAGACAACATTCTACGGAAACGCTTTTGATTTCTTGAGCAAGGGTACAGACAATGTCTACCCTGCTTTATTCTTTGATTTAACGGGTGCTTCCATTAATGGAAAGAGTTCAACTATCAACTTTACCTTGTTTTTCTGTGATAGGGTACTTCCTGAGCAATCAAATGAGCAAGAGGTATTATCTGACCAGTTACTGACTGCTCAAGATATCATTGCTCAGTTGCATTACAATAACTATGACTTTGTTCTTCAAGATGCGGTAACACTTGACTTCTTTACGGAGGACACACCTGAATATCTTGCAGGAGTTAGTGCGACCATTGCTCTTGATTTACCTTACTTACAGAATAGGTGTGAAGTTCCAACAGACTACACATATCCTTCTTAATACTATTTAAAGAAAAAGAAAATGGCATCAGATTTCAGACCAGGGAAACTTGATATACAAATGTGGAGGAATGACACTTGGCAGCAAGTGTTTACTCTTCTTGCAGATACTACACCAATCAACTTATCAGGTGCAACTGTTTACATTCAAGTCCGCAAAGGATGTGCAGGTACTCTTGCATTGACTTTGACTAATGGAAGCGGTGTGACTATCGGGGGAGGAAGTAATAACCAAATCACAGTGAACAAGTTGGTAGATATTGCCAAGGGTAATTACGTTTGGGATATGCAGGTTACCTTTACAAGTGGTGTTGTTAAGACTTACTTAGAGGGTGATTTTATTGTTTATGATGATGTTACAAAACCATAAGAGATGAGTATTGATGTAAATGTTCAGAATGATTTAGTCATTGTAACAGAAAGCAGTGAAGACATAACGGTAAACGTAAGCAATGCAGCAGGTCCTGCGGGTGTTGGTGTTCCTACTGGTGGCACTACGGGTCAGGTGTTAAAGAAGTTAAGCAATACCAATTACGATACTTATTGGGCATTAGATGGAGGAGGTGTTCCTTATAGCGGTGCAACGGGTGATGTGAATTTAGGTGAGCATGGATTAACGGCAGGTCAGTTAACACTTGACACCTCCCCAACGGGAACGGCTGCGGTTGGTACAACAAGGTGGAACGATACTAATGGAGTTAGCGAAACAACCTTAAAGGGTGGTAGCGTTATTTTAAAGAATGGTATTGACTTGGTTGCAAGGGTGGTAAATAAGGTATCACCAAATACTACACTAACAAAGGCAGCATACCAAGCGGTAAGGGTAAGCGGTGCGCAAGGGCAAAGGTTAGCGGTTGCACTTGCTCAAGCGAATAACGATGCAAATAGTGCTGACACGATTGGACTTGTTACTGAGACTATTACAACGAACCAAGAAGGGTTCATTATGACTGTCGGGCAACTTGAGAACAT